AGAATCTCTACTAACCCATGCTCAGAACTTCCTCTTTCTGCTTTAGACTCATGCAGACTACTTCTACTAAACTTATTTGCCTATGTAAAAGAGCCGTTCACAAACAAGGCTTATTTTGACTATCAAGAATTCTTTAAAGACGCTAAGATTGCACAAAGGATGATGGATGACATCATAGACCTTGAAATTGAGGCTATAGAGCGAATCATTAAAAAGATTGAGTCTGACCCAGAGTCAAAAGATATTAAAGCTAGAGAGATTAATATGTGGCGCAGAATCTACGACAACTGCAAGAACGGCAGAAGAACGGGTCTTGGGATTACGGCCCTTGGAGACACAATTGCCGCTATTGGATTCAAGTATGCTAGCGAGCGGAGCATTCAGGAAACAGACCAAATTTTTAAGACGCTCAAGTTTGCCTCATACATTTCGTCTGTGGAGATGGCAGAAGACCTTGGCGCATTCCCCGTATGGGACTACGACAAGGAGGCTGGAAACAAATTCTTGAAAAGGATGTATAGCGAGAAGCTAGACTTTGGCGGACTAGATATTAAGGGTAAGGATATTCTTGATAAGGCGAAACAAGTGGGCCGCAGAAACATATCCAACCTAACATGCGCCCCTGCTGGAAGCGTAAGTATTGAGTGCCAAACCACCAGCGGTATCGAGCCTATGTTCATGCCTTCCTATACAAGGAAGAAGAAGGGGTATCCTTCTGACTCAGACTTCAGAACAGACGAGGTTGACCAGAATGGAGACCACTGGATGTACTTCAAAGTGTACCACCCAAAGCTACAAGACTGGATGGCCGTGAACCCAGGCAAAGAATTTGAAGACTCTCCTTGGTTCGGAGCTTGCGCAGAAGACTTAAACTGGAAGCAAAGAGTGAAACTTCAAGCTGCGGCACAACAGCATATCGACCATGCTATTAGCTCTACTCTAAATCTACCAGAAGATGTTTCTGTTGAACAGGTGGAAGAGATTTATGAAGAAGCCTGGGAAAGAGGCTGTAAGGGAATTACCGTATACAGAAAGAATTGCAGGACTGGTGTTCTCGTAGAAGAAGCCAAACAAAAGCAGGGAGAAGAAACTGTCGAGGAAACAGTCGAAGACGAGAAAAGGCCTAAAGAGCTACCCTGCGATGTCTACCATATCAGTGTTCGTCACAATCAATACTTTGTTTTAGTTGGATTAAAAGACGGAAATCCATACGAGGTATTTGCTGGAAAGAACGGCTTTCTTAACAAGAATATCAAAAGCGGAAAGATAATTAAAAGAAGAAAGAAGGTCTACAGGGCTGAGTTTGATGATGACCATGGAACAGAACTCTCGCCAATTACCGCTGCTTGCACGGACCATGAAGAAACAATCACTAGACTTATATCTGGCTATTTAAGACTTGGCGTTGACATGCACTTTATCGTCCAACAACTAGAGAAAGTTGATGGTGAGATGCATTGTTTTGCCAAGAGCGTGTCTAGAGCCTTAAAGAAATATATTCCTGACGGAACAGAAGAGAAGGGGGAGGCTTGCCCTGAGTGTGGGTCGTCCCCAATTGTTCGTCAGGAGGGATGCGTTACTTGTTTGTCATGTGGGTGGAGCAAGTGCCTATGAGTGTTACTGGATGGGAGAATATACACGGATGGTTTAGGCTTAGCGATTCAAAGATACATGAGATGGCTGCTCAAAGATTTGAAGATGGCTCAATATTTGTCGAAATAGGCTGCTTTAAGGGCAGAAGCTGCTTGTCTATGGTGTCAAGTATTATTAATTCTGGAAAAAAGATAGATTTTTTTTGCGTAGACCATTTTGAGGGGTCCGTCGAGCATCAAGCTGGCGCGGCTAATGAAGACAATTCTGTGGTTAATAAAACCCTATATCAAGAATACCTTAGCAATATAGAGCCATACAAAAAATACATAAATACCATGAAGATGTCCTCGGAAGAGGCTTGCTTTTCGTTTGATGATATTTCCATAGACTTTGTTTATATAGACGCAAGCCATGACTATGAAAATGTTAGCAAAGACATTGACATGTGGAGCAAGAAAGTTAAGCCTGGAGGCATTATCTCCGGTCACGATTGGGACTCGAAACCGGTAGAAGAAGCCGTTAAAGATTTTTGCACAAAAAATAATCTGCGATGCGCAAACCAATACGGCAGCTCTTGGCACATAGAGAAAGGATAGGAATATGCCTACGTATGTATTTAGATGCGAAGAGTGCGAGCATGAGCTTGAGGTTGAGCAAAGCATAAAAAAGCCCACGCCAAACAGAAAAAAATGCCCTGAATGCGGAAAAAATAAATTAGAAAGACTTTTATTTGCTCCACACGTTTACAATAAGCCAGGAGATGATAGCATAACACTAGGCCTTCTGTCAGATAGAAACGCGGAAAGGCTTTCCTCTGACCAAAAAGAGGCGATAGACAAGAAAAACGGCGTAAAAAGAAAGAAGCAGCCCAGCAAAAAGAATTTCTGGGATACCTCAAGCAAGGATATGAAGAAAATATCTGAGATGACGCCTTCGCAACAGAAAAAATATATAGAAACGGGCGAAAAATGACAGAACAAGAAATCGACGCACAAGAGTCCGATGTACATGAAAGAATATACCTAAAGGGAGAAACAGGCATATCTTTTGATATAGGCATTTGCGTTTACAAGCAATACTTGAACGAAAAGGGCGTTAAGCTTCCCGAAGACATCTGGCAAGACTTTGAATCGTTTACAATAAATATACCAGAAACTAAAAACGAAGAAGCCATTGATTCTTGCAAAAAAAAACTTCAGCAGCTAAAAGAGGCCCTTGAAGTAGATAAACATATATCGGAAGGCGAAGTCAAGTGGGATGAGGCAGAAATCCATCCAGACGACAAAAAGAGGCTCGATGGCAGCAAACAAACGCCTGACATGGAAGATTTTGACACGGAGAAAAAAGAAAATGAGTGATGAAGAAGCTTTCACAATTGAATGCTCGAATTGCGCAAAGCCGTTGTCGGAAGTCTGGGCCTTGCCACCCAAAGATGGCTCCAACCCCAATAAGAACGTAACCATAGTTGTTAAATGTCCTTGGTGTGGAGACAAGTCTTGGGCAAAAAAAACCACAGGGAGATTTGCTTTCGGAGACACAGTACATTCACGAATAGAAAATGTTGAATCCGAAATTGACGAAGACGGAAGCGAACGTCTTACTGTAATAACCGGAAAGGGAACAGAATAAATGGAGATAGGTAAATTCACAACATCCATAACAAGTGGAACGGCTGGAGTTGACTCTGGTGGAGAAGTTGTTTCTTCTGCTGGATACACAGCGCAAGTAACAGAAAGAGACAGTAAGGGCAAATACGTCTTTGATAAGCCCAAGGAAGTTGACCCAGAAAGCCAAGATTGTTACGCAAAAGAGAGCCTATTCAAAAACGCTCAAGGAGAGGAAAGAAAAAGATATTACATCAAGCATAATTCCCATGGCACAATGTTTAATCCTTGGGGAATGTTTGACGAAGGAACGCATGGACAATTCGACAAAAATAGAGGCAAACTTTCTTGGACATTCAAAGAAGTCTCCAAACAGTGTTTTGACTTCTACTGTCGATTCTTGCAGTCCAAAAATAGTGCGTGGTTCAAAAATGCAGAAAGAGAGAAAAACTAATGCCTAAAGCAAGACAGCTTACTGATGTAGAGAAGTTTTATATAGAAAACAATCTTGAAAAAAGCGATTCGGAATTAGCCAGCAAGATGACTGGAGTTGGAGCAAAAACCGTGTCTAAGTTTAGAGAGACTATTCCAGACAAACCGGAATCTGACGAATCATCAGAGGAGCGAGCAGAAAGACTTGCGACCGGACCAAAAACAGGCGACTTTATAGCCAAGCGGAGCGGAGCATCCATAATGACGCAAGAGGCTTCTGAGGTTTCTGACGCCAAGAGAAAAAAATCAGACACAAGAGATATACATGAACGAAAAAATAGAAACATCATCTACAGGCCTCAAGGCTAAAAGCTACGGTCTGTGCTTAGAGCCAGATTCTTTTCTCGACGAAAAAACTATATGGATAGCTGTTCTGTCCAATGGCCTTTCTGTGTATCAAGATGATGATAGGCCTGGAGTCACGGAGCCATGCGCGTGGAAAAGACTGGGAAAGTATGTAAGCGAAGACGGCTTAGATGTAATTGGAGTGTACATTAAGTTTCGCTCGCACACTGAAAAAGCCAATATCTCATGCGAAAACCAGGACTCAAAGGGGGTCTACTTTTCTTACGGCATAATAAAAAGCGTTGACGATACCGTGGATAGAAAATATTATACTTTGGGATTTTACGCTGGAGACGAGCTAAAGTATGACTGGTTTTTGGTTCCAGAGATAGTTAAAACAGACCAAACCACTAGGCGTATAGAGCAAAAAGACCTGCAAGAAGGAAGGGTTATAATGAACTCTTCCTGCTGCGATTGACAAGGCTCATCTCGCTGCTATAATAGTTTACTATGGCAGAGAAAAAAACTACAAAAACACCGTATCAGTCAGCTTACGGAGCCGGATACATCCGTGCAGACCAATGGGTTACTGAAAAGCTGTGCGCATTAATTTCCAAAAAGTCTGGTTCAGAGTTGCCAGATAAATTTTGGAATCTGTCAAAGTGGAAATCTATTTTTCGCAGACAGGTGCAACTAGCCTCTTCTCTGTTAATTTTATACGATGCAGAAGCTATTTCTATGGCTTTAAGAGATAAAAGGTCTTACAACATTCGCTCGTTTGCTGCGTTTAACTCTGTGCCCTTTTTCTCTAAAGTGCTAGACGAATATCAAGCAGAGGTTGATAGCAGAAATAAAGCAAAAGAAATAAAACTGACACCAAAATCAACTACTGAACTTCCAAGGTTACATAAAAAAGAAAACAAACTATCGAGGTTGAAAAATATAGATGGCGAAACAAGACCCATTCAAAGTGGCTAAAGACTTATTAGCTAAACACGGAGACAACATAGTAAGAAGTGGAGACGCGATGGTTTCCGATAAACAGGAAATCGTTTCTGTTTCTCCTCTTATTGATGTGAACATAGGAGGCGGCATACCAGAAGGCTCGGTAGTCCTGCTAGCGGGAGACGAGAAGTGCGGAAAAACCGTAACGGCACTTCAAATATGCAAAAACGCACAAGAGCTTGGTAAAAATATATATTACCTAAACATTGAGGCCAGATTGAAATCCAGAGACCTAGAAGGAATAGAAGGTCTAGATTTAGAGAAAATAAACGTAGTTAGCTCTTACAGAGAGGATGACAGTGAAGGCAATTTGGTACAAAGCAAAATCCTTAGCGGAGAAGAATGGCTCAGTTTTGCTGAGAATTTTATACATAATGACCCTGGATGTGTTGTTGTTCTTGATTCTATTTCTCAGCTTGTAACTGAACGTCAACTTCAGGCAGACATTGGCGACGTAACCGGCGACGGAGGCTTTAGATTGCTGTCTCAATTCATCGGCAGAATAGCTCCGGTTGTTGTTGTAAATAAATGTATTGTTATTGGTATACAACACTTAATTGCAAACACTAGAGCAAGGCCAGGACAAAAGACTAAAAGCAGGAGCGGTGGACGTAAGATTAGATATGCAGTTGATGTAGACCTTGAATGCACATATATACAACCCTGGAAAGCATCGTCTGCCGATGACGCAGAACAGATAGGGCAAAGAGTAAACTGGATTACACGCTCTACGGCTAGACCAATACCGCCAGGAAGAAAGATTGAGTCTTTGCTTAGATATGGCGTTGGACTGGATAGGATTGCGGAATTGATTAGCTTAGGAAAAAGCCTTGGCTTCATAAGGGTCTCTGGCTCCTGGTATGTTTTAGACTATATGCAGAACCACCTGGATGTTTTAGGTGTGGATGAATGGGCTGTGGACAAGAAAGGAAAGCTAACACCAGAAATGTCAAAGCTCGTACAGGCTCAAGGAGAACACAAAGCTCACGACTTGCTTAAAGCTAATCCAGCTTATTTGGACTGTTTACAAAAAGATATATATGACATGCTTGGGATGAGTGAATGAAGGTAGTAGACTTTAACGGAAGAGAACATAACTTTCCACCAACAGGCCACCAGCCTGATTTGGACGATGGCCGAAAGAGAAGCGAGATACACTTACACGCCAGAAGATTGCTCAGAGAACTCTATCCAACCCAAAGAATACTAGAAGAAGTGCCTCTGCCAGGGACACAGCAATACGCAGACTTTTACCTCCCCCACAGGAAAGCTGTTGTTGAAGTCCACGGCAGACAGCACTATGAGTTCGTTGCCCACTTTCATGAGGACAGATGGGGCTTTGCCAAGTCAAAGCAAAATGACTCTAAGAAAGAGGGTTGGTGCGACATGAATAATATTAAATATATAGTTTTACCATATAATAAGGTTAATGATTGGGATGACATCATATCAGAGTCTTGATGAGAGGTGGGAACAAGTAGAGAAAGCCCTAAAGCAGTTTGAGGTTGCTGTAGGGCTTGGTTCTTTAGGCCCCACAGAAGTTAATAGATGGATAAATATAAAACCGATGTTGCTAAACAAGCTTTCGGAACAGGAATGCGCTGAAGGAGCATACTTACTTGTGCAGGAGGCGACGTTTGTGCAATCTCAGATTAATGTCTTACAATCAAAGATAGATTGGTGCAACAGAAAAATAAATCAAATAATAGCGCCAATAATCAAAAATCAAATCACACGATATATGGAGAACGAACTAAAGAGAGCTTATGCGGTAAAGCAAGATGATGTTGCGGAAAGGTTACAGCAAATAGCAGACGAAGCATCTAGTTATCACTCACGGCTACAATACCTACCCACCTCCTTAAGAGCGCAGGCTGATAAGCTAACCAAATATCAAGAGATAAAGAGAGGTCAAAACTATGCCTGATTTCACAGAAATACTAAAAATAGCCGTCGAAGAACAAGATTGGAAGATAATCTGTGGCTTATACACAAACATTACCGGAGAGCCCCTATCTGTCCCAGATGCCGAGACCGAGCCTGCTGAAGAGGAAGCAGAGGAAGAGGACATCCTATCTAAAAACTTTGATATGGAAGAGATACTGGGAGAAAAACCAACAGAAGAAACAGCGGTTGACAATCACAGGGAGTCTATGTATAATGATTTCACTGCTCCGCCAAGAACACAGAATACAGACACGACTGGCAGGAGAATGAGGTCTGAGCCCGTAGGTTCAAGGCCATTAAAAAACGTTGTTGGGGTCAGCGAAGAGGGTTTTGTTGACGATATGAGCGAGTCTCTTACTGACCCAGAGACAGGAGAACCCTTGACGGGAAATAACAAGAACGTCAAGATAACACCGAGAAACAGGCGAAAAGAATTGGGAATGAAAGACACATCTCTTATTGACGCAACTTGCTCTTCTTGCGGTGAAAATCAAAAGATATCTCCCGCCCTAGCATTTGGATACTCGAAGCGTAAATCCGAAAACACTTGGACCTGCAATACGTGCAGCACACGAAAGGGGCGTCGTGCCAGAGGTTGAGCAAGATAACAGAAACGTTGCTGCGGAAAGAGCGGTTCTTGCGGGCCTTTATTCTTACGGGGTCGATGCGTATTTGGACATAGCTCCAATGCTATCGCCCATGTCTTTTACAGACAGGTCTAATCAGGCCATCTATAAGTGCTTCTCACACCTCTTTGAAGAAAAGGATGTAAAGCAACTAGATGAGTCTTCCGTATTTTCTGCGGCCAAAGACTTAGGATATAGCTGGCTTGTAGAGCAAAAGGACGAGATAAACCACCTAAACAGCATCTTCAACACTCACATCTTACTAGAGAATGTAAGGAACTTCGCTGCTAAAATAAGCAGGCTTGAGGTGGCTAGGATGCTTCGTCAGCAAATGAAAGAGGCTGATTCATCCCTCACAGAAGTAGGAGGAGATGAGCCAATAGAGCATATTCTTGGTATAGCAGAGAAGTGTATCTTTGACTTTACAAGCAAGCTAACTAACGCTTCTGGAACCGACCCCCAAAGATTGGCTACTGGAATGAGAGAGCATATCATGGATAAGCTCGATAATCCCAGGGACGTTATCGGACTGCCTACTCCTTGGCCTACATACAATGAAGCTATTGGTGGAGGATGCAGGAGAAAAGCCGTTAGCATGATAGGTGCAAGAAGCGGCGTGGGAAAGAGTATGCTTTCTGACAATCTGGCTAAACACTTAGCAGAGCTTGATGTTCCGGTTCTTTACCTTGATACAGAAATGAGCGACGAAGACCATTGGTATCGTCTTGGAGCAAATTACGCAGACGTAACAATTAACGACCTAGAGAGCGGCAAGTGTGGGGAAAACTTCTCTGAGAGAAAAAGGATTGAGGAGGCTCTAGACAAAATCGAAAAGCTCCCCATTGACTATATCAATGTGTCTGGAATACCGTTTGAGGAAACCCTTTCGATAATGAGAAGATGGATACACAAGACTGTTGGCTTTGAGGACGATGGCCGCACCAAAGACTGTATGATTATTTATGATTACGTGAAGCTGACTAACGGAGAGGACTTGAAGGCTGGTGTTCAGGAGTATCAAGTTCTTGGATTCATGATGACCTCTCTTCACAACCTAGCCGTAAGAAACGACGTTCCCATATTCACCATGATTCAACTAAATCGTGACGGTATTGACAAGGAGACGGCTGACGTTGTTGCTGGCTCTGATAGAGTAATGTGGCTGACCACTAACTTCTCTATTTTTAAACCTAAGAGTGATGAGGAAATTCAGGCATCTGACCCAGAAGACGGAACACACAAACTGGTTATCATTAAGCACAGGCACGGACCAGGAATGAGCAGAGGAGATTACATCAACATGAAGATGGAAGGTGCTAAAGCTCGCATAGAAGAGGGGAAAACAAAGCTGAAACTAAAGAGAGAGCGAGAACAAGGCATAAACCCACAGCCAGAAAACGTTTCGGATGAAATAGACGACATTCCTTTTGGTGAATCGCATGATAGATAAAAACGACCCT